ATTGCAACCGAAAGTCTGGTACCAACTTTTGGTACCACCTGGTACCTGGTACCAACTTTTGGTACCACTTCCCTGCTTTGGCTTGTATGAACTGATAGGATTTTCCGATCAGTTCAATCAGTTCTCCGACCCTCTGAGAGGTCTCTGAGCCGGGGTGGTACCAAAAGTGGTACCGGCCTGGTACCGGCCTGAGAGGGTGAGTGTAAAGCCGTGGGCAGTGCTTTCACGACTCGTCGGTAATCCGGGTGTCTGCTGCGCTGTCGCCTTGACAGCGCGCGTAGTCTGTGCCTATACTTAGGTCGATCACGGAGTTCCTTTCGGTGGTTGGCAATGGTACAGAGGCCCCCGGCTTGCAAGAGTCGGGGGCTTTCTGTATTCTAGGTTCACCATTTGTTCAAGCAGATAAGGTATCTATCATGATCATTTCTACCTCCCCTTCGATCCGTGTCGCGAAGATGCAGGCACGTGACATCCCTCTCGACGCCTTCCTGGCTGCCTTCGATCCTGCAAATGTGCGAGAACAGCCCGCGAAAGATGGGCCGAACTATATCGCTGGCCGCCTGCTGGACTACGATCGCTCCCGCGGCAAGGGCAACGTCATTGACCGCTGCGCTGTCGTCCTCGACTGCGACGACGCCACCCCCGAGGGCATCAAGGCCCTGTGTGAGGGCGTCCGAGGCCTAGGCATCCTCTCTGTCGTGCACTCCACCTACTCGTCGACGCCGGACGCGCCGCGGGTGCGCGTCGTCGTCCCTCTGGCCTCCCCCGTCGTCCCCGGCGATTACGTGAGCCTGTGCCGGGCCCTCATGGCCCATCTGAGCATGGTGCAGTGGGATGAGTCGTGTGCGCAGGCGGAGCGGGCCATGTATATGCCGGCCAAGCCTGTGGGTGGCGAGTATTGGGCTGTGCGGACTGATGGGCCGCTCATGGACGGCCTCGAGTGGCTGAAAGTGCACGCCCCCGCCCCCAAGCGGCGCAAGGCGCGCGGCAACGTTGCCAAGCGCGACCAGAAGCGCCGCCCTAAGAGCGATGACGGCATCCGGGGCGCCTTCAATCGGGTGTACACCATCGAGGATGCCATTGAGACCTACGACCTCCCCTACGAGCCGTGTCGAGATGGACGGTGGACGCTCTACGGGTCCCACGCGGAGGGTGGCCTGCGACTGGTCGAGGACCGTGAGGACCTGTGTATCTCCGAGCACGCTAATAGCGACCCGGCGCACTTCGTGGACGGAAACGGCAGTATCCGCGCCCTGAGTGCGTTCGAGCTGTGCGCCGTGCACCTGTACGGTGAGGGTGATGATACAAGCGTGGCGCCACGTGAGCGGGCGTCCATGCAGGCCATGGCGGCGCGGGCCGCCGAGGACGAGGCCGTGCGTGCAGAGCTGGCAAAGACCGCGGGCGGCTCTGGTGAGGCCGGTGACGTGGCGTGGCTGGCCGACGCCGTCGATGACGTGGACGCGCAAGCACGGCGCGCCGCCGCTGCACTGCGGGATCGCCTCGCGTACGCCGAGGGCCTGGGCTGGCTCACCTACGCGGCGGATCGCGGCGTCTGGGAGCGAGCGAGTGAGTCGGCTGGGCTTGCATGCATCGCTACCGTCGTGCGCGGCTGGTATCGCGGTGCGATGCTGACTGGCAATGACGGGCTGATTAAGAGCGTGAGCAAGCTGCGGACTGCGCGAAGCCTGCGGGCTATCCTCACGCATATCGAGGCTTTCGTGTCCGTCCCGGCGGCGGGGTTCGACGCCGATCCTGCGCTGGTGTGCACGCCGACCGGTGTCGTAGATCTGCGTACCGGTGAGCTGCGACCTCACGGGCCTCAGTACAGGATGATGCAGTGTACGACGGCCCCCTACGTGCCGGGTGCGACGCATGAGGCGTGGACCAAAGCGCTGCAAGCGCTTGATCCTAGTGAGCGGGCTTGGCTCCAGCGGTGGATCGGCTGCGGTCTCACTGGCTACCAGCCTGACGATAACGGGGCGGCGACGCCGATCCTCACCGGCGGCGGGTCCAATGGCAAGTCTGTGATTATGACGGGTATTGCTCGCGCTTTCGGCGGGTACGCCCACATGGGCGCGCACGCCCTACTGACGCCGGACGGCGGCAAGGATCTACTGCGCGCCGCCGCCTCCCTGCGCGGCGTGCGACTCTGTTATGTGGAAGAGCTGCCGGACGGAGTCCTCAACGGAAACGCCGTCAAGCAAATGTCAGCAACACCGACTGTCAAGGGTGAATTTAAGTTCAGGGACGAATTCGAGTTCACCGCCACGCACTCGCTCATGGTGAGCGCAAACGTCATGCCCAGACTGGACGAGGGCACAGACGCGGTTGTGCGCCGCCTGGCCGTTTTGCCCTTCCGCTACCGCTACGTGCCGACCCCCAAGCGCCGGGGTGACAAGCTCGCAGATGCCGGCCTTTTGCGGGCGCTGGAGACCCGCGAAGCCCAGGCCGCGATTCTCGCGTGGGCGGTCGAGGGCGCGCGCGCTTACTTCGCGGCGGGCCAGCACGTCCTGCCCGCGACCGAGGGCATGCAGGCCGCCAAAGATGGGTGGCTGGGCAACATTGATACGCTGGCGGGCTTCTTTACAGATATGCTTGTCGCTGACGAAGACGCAATGATCCCGTGGACGCATTTGTACGCGGCGTTTGCGGATTGGCAGCGTGAGAACGGCGGGAAAGCTTGGAATAAAGCCACTTTCAAGAATCGCGTGGCCTCGCACCGGCTCTTCGCTGACATGACGGACGGCAAGCTACGCACCACGGGTATGAGTCTTTACAGTGACGGCGTGGGAGGCGGCCCGACGACGCCGACCGGCGGTCGCGTGGCTGGCCTGCGCGGCGTGCGCTTCCGCCGCCCGTCTGACGACGTAGAGATGGTAGAGGCTCCGGAGGTCGCTGACGGTGCGCTGATCGCCGCCGAGGACGTCCCGGAGCTGGTGCCTCACTTCGCTCCGGAGCGCGATGAGGTAGAGCGCCGTGAGGTCGTCGCGGCGATTGATGTGCTGGTGCGTGAGCTGTATGAGATGCCCGGCGGTCGTGATGAGGTAGATCGCCTAGTGGCTGAGACCGGGTGTAGTGGCCCTGACGCGCCGCTGGGTGTGCTGAGGGCGTTCAGGATGCGCCTGGATGGATCGCTGCATCGTATGCGTGTGTGACGCGCATCTCTTCAGTACCCCTTGCATTAGAGTATGGGGGTGTATATACTTAAGTCATCGGCAAGGGAGAAAGGCTCCCGCCGAGAACCGAAAGGAACACTGAAATGAACACCATCAGCGACAGGGTCCGCCAGCTCGTGAACTACGAAGGCGACGTTGAGCCGGGCTTCAGCGTTGGCGCGGGTCTTCGCATCACGCTTGACAGCACGGGCGATGGCTTCACGCTCATGCGCGAGGATCACACCATTGTCTTGGAGCTGCCGGGCCTGGAGGGCATGATCAGGGTGACTACCGCTGACCTGACGCAGCAGGAAAAGACTGCGATTACCCGCGTCGTGCGCGCCGCCCGCCCGCACTCCACGCCCGACTGGCAGATGTGGCACGCCACGCGCAAGCGCAGCGGGAGCATCTACATGAGCTTGCCGGTCAAGCGATTCATCTGACAATCCCTAGGGTGGCCCCGTCATCAGGGCGGGGCCACCACACCCACCACATCACAGAAAAGGATATGTGAAATGACTAACGTTTACCTTGGCACCGCTGGCTTCGCGGCCCTCACCGGCCTGGCGCACAATACCGTCATGGCCTACCGATCGCGTGGCGTGCTCCCCGTGCCCGACGCTATCGTGCAGGAGGGCGGGGTTGATACGTGGGGCTGGTACCCCGAGACGATTGAGCGATGGATGCGCGAGCGGCCAAGAAAGCGCCCGGGCAGGCGCCCCAGCGTCGTCTATCTTGAAGACACGGAGACCGGTGATATCGTCATTCTCCCCGAGAAAGCGGGGTCGCGAGCCCTGGCCGCCTGGCTTGAGGGAGCGTGTGAGTTCCCCGTCGATGTAGCGCAGGAAATCCTCTCGCACAAGCGCAAAAGCGACAAGGCTATTCCGGCCCGGATCGTGACGCGCCGCGCGCCGCGCCTGGAGACCGTGCCCGCGGGAATCGAGCGCCGGGACCTGCGTGAGCTCGCACATGCGACGTGCGTGACCTGCCTCGGTGCTACTGCCAATCAGGTCGCGTCGGTGCTCGCAGCGGCCCGGCCAGTAGAATATAATTGCCTTATCGCGTCACGCGCGATGGCATAAACGGAAGGTCCCCTACCAGATCGGTAGGGGGCCTCCTTGTGCGTTCAGTGTCGAGGGCAGTCGTCCAGTACGTCACGCTGTGCAGACAGGTCCTCACGGATCCTGCCCAGGTCCTCACGTAGCAGCCGGATCTCGCTCACGCGCTCATCGTGCTCGCGCTCTGCACGGGCGTCGGCGCGATTCTGAGCGGCCTGGATAGCAGTCATGCCCTCACGGACCTGTCGCGCGAGCTGATCGACGTCATCTCGGAGGTTGCTGCCGTGGTGATTCTCCACCTGAGAGCGAGCCGCTTCTGCTGACTCGTGTACGGCGTCGATTCGCTGACGTAGCCGAGCGGACAGGGCCTTGAGCTGCAGGGTAATGAAACCACAAATAGCGATTCCGAGAGCTGCAAGCGCGGCCACAACCTCAGGGGTCGCCATGACGGCGACCAGTGGGTGTGTCGCGTCGTACATCACTCAGTCCGCTCCTCGATCCAATCGAGGAGCCCGGTGGGCTTGAGTGCCGTGTAGGCGACCTGCATGGCGGCGATGACGCCGCCCAGCTCGCCCATGACGCCCGCCGTCGACTCGGGGTATCGGGTGAGTGCCCACACCAGGCCGCTCAAGACGGCTGCGGTGGCGATGGCCGCCCAGCGCTTGGCGTTGGCGGACCAGCCAGCGCGGGTGACGGCAGCGACAATGAGCGGCGCGGCTGCACCCGCAAAGGTCAGCGATGCGGTGATGTCCATCTCACTCCCCCTTCTTGAGGGCGGCGACGATGTCGGCGACGAGGATCTGGCGACGAGCGGCGGCGTCGGCTGCGATGGCCGCAATGTCGCCGTCGTCCAGGGAGATGGTGTACTCCTCGTCGAGATCCAGGGACTTGACGGTGTCCTGCCATGTCTTTGCCGAGGTCATGGGCGTGACGGTGAACGGCGTCACCGCGTAGATGGTCGAGGTCTGCTTGGATCGAATAAATTGCATTTCGCTCTCCTTATCTGTGTGTTCGTGGGATGCGGCGACGGCGTCGCCGCGTACGAGGCTCATGTAGTAGGACCAGGGGAACGAGGTCCCGGGGTCGGTATGGTCGCTGCGCTTGTATACGCGGCTGACCTGGTCGTGACCGACAAATCCGCTCATCCCCGCCGCCAGCTCGTCATCGCTGAGGTGACGGAGCGGGATGCCGAGGCTGTCGGCGATTTCGCGCGTGGCCGTGGCGGACAGCTGTAGCATGCTGAGGGATGCGGCGTCGCCCCACTCCTCGGGAGACTGTCGGGCGTACCCGGCATGCTCCACTTGATAGCCGTCGCGATTGCAGCCGGGGGCCGCGAAAGCAACTGCCGAGCTGGGCAGGCAGTAGACGACGCTATCCTGGTCGACGCACATGTGCGCCGATGCCACCACCTGACCCGACGCGAAGTACCTCGCGACACTTTCTGCGGTTTGGGGGCCTTCGGGGGCCTCCATGGTATGCAAGACCACGACACGGCATGGCGTGTCGCGCGACTCAATGTAGTGTGCGGGTGTGAACTCACCCATTTATTGCCTCCTGTCTAGAGCGTTGTCGCAATCCACTGGGCGGAATTCTCTCCACCAGACTGCCCATCCGTGTCATTCCACAGATAGTATGTAAAGCCCGTGGTACTAATGCCGTACACGGCGATACGGAGGCGCTGGGACGCAACAGCCACGGTCACGCGTGGGACCGACGCGAAGGCCCTGGGGAACTTGACAGTCCCCTCATAGGCCTCGCCCGGCCTGTATGATCCAGTCGAGAACATCCCGGACTGAATGCCGTTCAGGGCCTTGTCAATCAGCCCCTTTAGCTCAGAAAAGTTGCCGTTCACGTCCTCGGCTCTGGCAATTTCGCCCGGGACGAACGTCTTCACAGTGTCCTCCTTACCTGGGCGCGAAGCCCAGCTTGGTGACCCACTCCGTAGGAGTGAGCCTGTGTGTCACCCGCGTGATGTGCGCGGGGTGCCCATCTCCATTGTACTCTACCGTTACTGCACGTAGAGACTCCATATTGACGCAGCGCAGGATGTCAAGTGATGTGCGGGGCCGGAGCGTCAGTGACGACGGCACCCAATCGCGGGAGCGCTTCGTGATGTACTCGGCTGCCAGCGCAGGGAGGTCCGCTGCGAGGCGTGTCGTCGGGACACGTATCTCTGTGCCTCCCCATACCTCGGAGCCGGTCACGTCGTCGTGTGACACGGTGGTGTCGTCAGCTCGCCACTCGCCTGCCTCTATTTTACAGGCGTGGTTTTCCAGGGTCACGCGTTTGACGACGTCCGTCGCTCGCCAGCCGCCGTCGAGGTCGGTGTACCACATGACAGGTGGCACTGATTCTCTCGACAGGTCTGCATCGTCGGTGAATGTCATGGACGGCGTATTGCCCAGCTCCGAGTGGACGTTGATGATGCCGTCGCGTGTGACATGCCAAGCGCCGCGCACACTACAGCACAGGCCGTCGAGGTGTTTGGCCAGATTGGTCTCCCAGACGATGCCGGGGACCCAGGGGTTCTTGACAGGTGCGCGCGGCTCACTGTAGTTGAGCAGATACGGGCGCCCTGCCATGAGGCGCGCGAGGCGCTCAGACCATAGCTCCGTGCCGAGCGTGCCCGCCCCGCGGGCGCCATAGCGCATGGTCGACGCCAGCTGAGCCACCACGTCAGACGCCGTGATGACGGTCTTGTAGCGGATCGCGCCGCCCGGCTTATAGGGGGTGCACTCCAGGTCGGTGACCGTGCCTGTAAACATCGCGGAGCGGGTGGGCCAGTACACGAGACGGACAGGGGACCCCTGACGCATGCCGGTCTCGCGAGGCGCGAGAGCATTGATCGCCGACGCCGTCAGCGTCCCCACCTGAGCGAGGTAGGCGGGACCCTCAGACTTGACGCCTCGGGTCACGTCGATCTGAGTGCAGGGATCCGTGATATCCTGCCATGCCTCCACCTCACGGCTGACACCCTCCCAAGACACGGTGTTCCATGCCGCGAAATCCCAAGCGAAGACGATCCCGCCGCGTGCGCCGTTCCAGCGCTGCCCCCACCGGCCAACGTTCCACCGGAGCGCGTTGGTTTCCTGCACAGGGAAATATGCCTGGAGGCTGAGCCGGTCAGCGGGTCGTAGGCCTATCTCGTCGTCCAGGATGTACCAGAACGACGCCTTGAGTAGACCCGATCGGGCACCCGACAGGTCCACAGGCAGACTCGTGCCTGAGGTCATCGTGCCCTGTAGCAGGTGTGTGCGTCCGCCGCCGGTCGAGGCGGATCGCCCGGCGCGTAGGACCATCCACGTATCGGTGTCCGTCTCTACCGTAATCGAGTAGCGGAGAGGCAGGCCCGGCTTGAGATTATCCAGTGTAAAGGAACAGAGATTATCCGGACCCGTCACGTAGGACCATCCTCCGCTACGGAACGTGACGGAGGAGCAGTGAGTGAATTCCGTCAGACGGATCGGCGTAATGGGAAATAGTTGTGTCATCGTCCCGTTCCGTTCATCCTCATGTACTGGTCGAGGGCGTCAGCGATCGTGCGCCCGGCCTCGACGGAAGGCGTTAGCATGCTGGCGTCGACGGTGACCGTGTACTGGTTGACGACGACGGGGCCGCCGACGGTCGCGAGGTCAAGCGTCGGAGATCCGAAATCAGTGCCCGCGATATCCCTGGTCAGTGACGTGAGGGAGCCGCGCACGCGAGGATACTGAGACTCAAGGCCGCGGACGAGGCCCTGGATAATCGTCTGCCCTGCTGGCACAAGCAGAATCTTGTCGAGGTTGGCGGGCCCCTTCCATGAGGGCAGCATAGAGGTGAGTGACCCGAGTGTCGATTGCACCGATCCGAACGCCGACTTGATGCCGCTGATGAATCCGTCAATCAAGCTCTTGCCCGCGCTCCACAAAGTGGAGCCGAGGCTACCCAAGGCCCCCTTAGCCTTCCCAGGCAGGCTACTGATCCACGACACCGCCGTGTTGACGCCGCCGCTGATCGCCGAGGTCATCGAGGCCATCGCACCGCTAATCGTCGACGAGATCCCCGACCCGAGGCTGCGCACGTAGGCCATGGCCGACGATACCCACCCGCTGATCGTGCCAATCGTGGCGCTGATCGCGCCGCTGATCACGGCGACCAGAGCGTTCCATACGCTCATCGTCACGCTGTAGATCGCCTGGAAACAGCTCGTGATGAGCTGGGCTATCCACGTGATCGCGGGGCCGACGACGCTCATCACGAGCGCCATGCCTGATGTCATGATCTCGATGACTGATGCGATGATGGGGACGATCGCCTGGATCGCGACGGTGAGTACCGACGCTAGGACGCTGGCTATCATCACGATGATGTCGATAATCGGTGTCAGTGCCGCCATGATGACGGACAGTAGGGGCCCGAGCATCTGGCCGATCACCGTGATGAGCGGCGACAGAGCGACCAAGAGGGACGCGATCGCGTCCCCGACGGCGGCTAGGAGCATGCCGATCTGCGGTAGTAGCGGGGCGAGAGCTGAGACGACAGTGCCGATGATAGAGATGATCACCGGGACAAGGGGGGCGAGTGCGTTGAGGATAGAGCCGATCACCGTCGCGACGGCCCCTAGGAGATTGCCGATCATGGGGAGCATGGGCGCGAGCATGCCGACGACGGCCTGGATCACCGTCGTGAGGATCGGCATGAGCTGACCAATCGCGGGGATGAGGGTACCCGTGACGATGCCGCCGATCTGAGTCAGTAGGCCACTGATCACGGGGGCCACCTGCGCGAAAAGCCCGGACAGCAGACCCGCCAGCCCCTCTAGCGCCGGGGCGACCTGCGGTAGGACCTGTCCGAGGACGTCGGCGAGAGCAGTCCCCATCTGGCCGACCAGCGTCGCAATCTGCGGTAGAACGGGCATGAGGGCGTGGAAGATCAGCGAGACGGGGGAGAATACACTTGACAGTTGCATGACTGTCGGGATGAGCGCGCCGATCTGAGGCAGTAGAGGCGCGAATGCCGAGACGAGCTGACTGACGACGGGCGCGACGGCTGACACGATAGGACTGATCGCCGCGACTGCCTGGTCCTTGATTCCGGTGAGGAATGTCAAGATGCCCTGCCCGCCGCCCATGGACTCGAAGGCGCTTGACAGCTTCCCCTTGAGGCCCGCGAACGCGGTCCCGATCCCGTCGATAGTGCGACTCACGTATGGCTTCGCGTTCTCGAAAGCGCTACCGACAACGCTTGTCACCGGCGCGAGACGTGCGGGCAGACCCGTCACGAAGTCAGAGAAACGCTGCCCAGATCCTTGCAGCAGCCCCTCAATCTTGGGGCCGAAAGTCGCTTCAAGCTTTTCAGCGGCAGGCTTGAGGGCCGTGGAGAGGCCGTCTACGCCGGTTGTCGCTTCCTGGAAAAGGGTCTTGGCATGAGTGAGGGCAGGGGCGGCGAAAAGCGCACCAAGACGCCCCAAAGAGGCGTTGAGGTTTTTCAGAGCGCCGCTTGTCGTATCCGCCATGATGCGACCGGCCCCGGAGATGTTTTTCTCAATGGCGGCCTGAAAATCCTCCAGGCTGACCTTGCCGTCAGAGACCATCTTTCGCAACTCGTCGTTGCTTACACCCATGCTCTCAGACAAGTACTTCCAGATGGGTATACCACGGTCAGCCAATTGGTTCATTTCCTCAGTAGTCACCTTCTGGTTATTGGCGACTTTACCGAAGATGGACCCCATCTCTTCCATTGACGTGCCTGCGACCTGGGCGGTGTCAGCCACCAATCCCAGGTAGCGCTGCAGGTCCCTGCCGGGCTTGATCTGGGCCGCGACTGCTGTGCCCGCCACGGTGGCGGCGGCGTCGAGGCCAAAGGCCGTGCCCTTGACACTTGCAAGAGCGTCGTTCATCGTCTGCTGAATCTGCTCGCCCTGCATGCCCAGGGCCTTGAGTTTGGCGGTGGCCTCCTCAATGCCGAGCGCCCTGGAGATGCCCTTTTTGGCTGCGAGGCCGACGACGCCAGCGCCGAGGCCTGCGAGTGCCCCGACGCCGACGGCGGCGGTCGTGCCGAGCTTGGCCCCGAGGTCACCAAGGGCAGATGCAGCACTGCCCAGACCGCTACGGAAGCGCTTCGTATCAGCAAGAACTGACACGATCACAGACTGTCGTCCCACGTCTACACCTCTCTATCTGCGACTGGCCTTGACAGCGTTAATTAGGGCCTCCCTCTCTAGTAGAGTGAGAGTTTCGTATCTTGGAGGGGCACACACACCGGCGACTACGAGGGCCGCCATGTCTCGCGCCCGCTCCCTCACATAGGGCGGGTCTCACCCATGAGCGGCGCCAGAATCTCATTCGTCTCACTGACGGGGAGCGCGTCAATTTCAGCGACACTCATTTCGCGCCCATCGCGCTTGGCCACGATGTAGACCAGGGCGCGCAGGACGCGCCCGTCAGACTTGGAGTCCTCAATCTGAGAGAGGGAGACACCACACATGTCTTCGAGAGTGATCACCTCACCAATCGTGAGATTATCAAAGTTCATCACAGTTCCTTTCACTTAAGGTTATTGCGTTCAAGTAGCTCGCCAATGCCAGTGTCTAGGCGGGCGATGACCTCCCCACGGGTCTGGTCCATGGCATCCGCCAAAAACGCATCGGGGAGGATATTGCGGGCGGGCCACCCGTAGTGCACCACGCCCGCATAGGGCATGCTTTTGCGCTCGTACCCGGCGCGGACGACCGCTTTTGTCTTGCCGCGACCGGCACGGATAGACGCTTTCAGTCGTCGGCTTTTGCCGACGGGTGCGAGCTGACGGGCACGGACGGCGACGATTTCGCCGATCTCGTGCATGATATCTCGCATTTGTTCGGAGTCCGCGCCCGCTTTTTCGAGGGCTTGTATTGCCTTCCTAAGGCCGCGGACGCGGACCCCTACAATTTCGCCCATCAGCCGTTGGAGACCTTCTGCGACCATTCGACGACCGGCATTTCAAGGTCGAACGAGGAGACCTCGTTGATCTTGACAGGCAGGTTGGGCGGCTGCTTGATAGTTACGCGGCCGATGTAGTGAGGCTGATCGTTGGTCGGCGTGTCATTGCCGTTTGGCGCGAAAATGAAGGGAAGTTCCCTCCCCACATTGTCGAACAGCAGCCGCCATAGACTGGCCGCCGCCGTAGACACGATACCTGACACCTTGAGCTGCATCGGCGTGCCACCGGCAAGAATACTACCGAAGGTCGCGAACGAATCATCCGAGGAAGGCGACAACTCCGCCTCGGACATATCGGGCCAGACAGGCTTCCCATTGATCTGGAAGCCCAACTTTTGCCCCTTAATGCGGGGCGATTCGCGCTCATTGGACATTTTGACTCCTTAGTTTCGGATGGGGCCATGAATATTCACTGTCACGGCCGGGAGTTGATATGCCTCGCCAGCCAGCGTGTACGGCTGGGAGACGCTGTCTATCGTCCATTCGCCCGCGTAGGCGAGTGCACTGAGGATGAGAGAGACGGCCATTTCCAGTCCCTCAATAATCTCGGTCCGCTTGCCACGGGGGACGGTGACGATGAGCTGTAGATACAGGTCCCAGGGCTGCCCGTACGTGGGCATCTCGGAGGGCTGTACCCACGGAGACCCCGCGAGGATTGCAATTTCAGGCGGATTGGGGCGGTCCACGTCGTGAGCGACGACGTGAAGGCCGGTCGCCTCCTCAATCGAGGTGGCGAGCTGGGTCCTCAGCTTTGTCAGGTCAAACATGATTCACCCGATTCCAAGCGGGAGATACGGGGCGAGGATGGGACGCGCGGCGACCATGGGGTCACGCGCGAGTCGCAGGCCGCTACCCATGTCCGTGTAGCCGGTCACGATGCCGCCGACGGAGTCCCTTGACGCCCATAACTCTGAGCCGACCTTATGGACGGCGAGTAGCAGGATTTCGTCGGGGACATCCCGGTCGGCGACGTACTGGGCGACCAAGAGCCGCGCCGCGTCGTAGACGGGCGTCAGCTCCTGATCGGTCCCAGTGCAGCGCAGGTAGGCGCGGAAAGCATCGACCTGCGCAGTGGTGGCGGGCTGCACGTCACGCGCCGATCTTGAGCGGGACGATCAGCTGAGGCCGTTCCTGCGCAATCGCAGTGTAGTAGTAGACAGACATGTCGCGGGTGAGAGTCAGGGCGTTATCGTCCTGGAGGTGCGCGATGCCAGACGTGTACACTCGCAGCGCCTCGCTATTGAAGAAAGCGCCAGAGATCTTGTCACCGCGCGCGTTGGAGGCCTTGAGGTCGGGGATGACTCGGAGATTTCCGAGGGTGCCCGCGAGGACATCGGTCGCGATAGTGCCGACGACGCCCTGGCCATGGCCGGAGAGGGCCATGAGAGGCACGCCCTGACTGGTCTCCAGGGCCATGAGGGCCCCCCACGTCGCACGGTCAACGATCAGGCCGTCACAGCGGTAGCCAAGGTCCTGGTATGTAGCATTGGCGTCGAGGAGCATGCCGATCAGGTCACCGTACTTGACCGAGGTGACAGCCTTGCCGATGGCGATCGCGTTCGCGGCCTGCGACTTGACAGCTGCCTCAAAGTTAGTGTGGAAATCGGCGGCGGAAGCGCGCCCAGCGGCGACGGCCATGGCACGCACAGTCACGGAGACCATGTTTGCTCGGGCACGCTGAATCTCCTGGAAAGACATGGTATTCGCGCCACCCCAGGTGTTGATCGGGGCGGTACGGACCTTGGTGGTGACCTTGCCGACGGGGAGGGCGTCACCCTCGCGTTCCTGGCGGTTGACAGTCACCGTATTGTCGGCGACCTCCAGGAACTCCAGGGTCATGCCCTGAGCGGGCAGGGAGCCGCGCGCGAACAGGGGAGAGATGGGATCAGCCTGCTCAATGATCTCCGTCAGATCCTTGAGGAACGCGGGCTGTGCCGTGAGGGCGTCGTCGGCGGTAGTGCCCCCCTGGTAGGCGCGTGTGCAGTAGGGGGCGAGTGAGTCGCGGGCCGCCGTATCACCCGAGGCGAGAGCCTGCAGGTACTCACCCGCACTGCGAGTGTCAGGCATTGCGGCCACGGGGGCGGCCACGGGGGCGGTTGCTAGGCGGCGCTCCAGGTCGGTGATCTGTGCCTGGAGGTCAGCAATCTCGGACATACGGTTCTCCTTGTTGTTATCAGTGCTTCGCACTTCGTTAATCTTCGCATCAGAGTAGGCCGGGTTGAGGACGACTGAAAACTCAATTGCCCGAGCCTTCGTGATCGTGTTGACAGGCACTCCATCCACAACATCTTCGCGGCTGTCAAGCAGCTCGAAGCCTATGCTCATGCTCTTGAGAACGCCGTCACGGATGAGGGTGTAGACCTCGTCGCCGCGCGAGGTCTGAGAGATATGGGCGTCGATCTCCAGACCGGCGTCCGTCTCTCGCGTCGCGGTGATCGTGCCGATAGGCTCGTCATGCCGGTAAACAAGTACGGCTCCGGAGGCGTCCACGCTGCCCGGCTCAAAACGCTCTCGGTAGTAGCCAAGGTCATAGATCTGGCCGTAGGGGACGCCCACGGCTGTAAAAGACCGCGTTTCCTCGTCTACAGAGCGGACCTCAATCGCGGCGTCACGCGTCTGAATCGTCATGAGTTTCTTCCTTTGTCAGGGGCGGTAGGCCCTCGATTGCTCGCACCTCGTCAACCGTCAGGAATCCGGCCTGCAGGGCGGTTGCGTGGGCCTGGTAGCGAGACGCGGTATCGGGACGCAGCAGCGCGTCAAGATTGAAGCGTGCACGCTGGCCACGAGGCAGCAGCCACGTAAGGGCGTCCTCGATCGGAGAGAGGTAGCCCATGAGCATATCACGGACGACGGCGAGATTTGCGCCCTCAGCACTGTTGTATGTGAGTGAGCCACCCTCGATAGCCACCGCAAGCTTGGCGGGCGGGATCCCGAAAAGTCTCGCGACACGGACGACAGACCATTTCTGAGAGTCGAGCCACTGGAGGTCAGCCGGTTTGACACCTACGGGCTGGTACGTGAGGCCACGTCCGAGGACCGCAGTCTTGCCCGCGCGCTGTTTGCGGTCCCACTCCCTGGAGGCCTCTTCTGCCATTTCTGCGGTCAGTGGCTCATCTGTGCTGAGGATGCCGGACGGGACGCCGCCGCGCGTAAAAAGCGCGTCAGCGTACTGTCCGAGGCGGACCATGCCCTCCAGGCCACGGCGGGCGGCCTGGATAGGCCCGAGGCCCATCGGATCGCCCGGCTGCACGAGGTATCGGAGATGGGCGATGTCACGGCGATCGATCTCCACACCGTCTACGGTGTAGTGGGGACGACGCCATGCGTCGAGAGCGACGCCGACCCGGGTCGGGTCAAGCGTCTCGAGGCTCACGATACCGCCCCTGTCGTCCCTGCGGACCTGCCAGAAAGCGTTGCCATGCAAGGCAAGGGCTGCGACGGTTTCGACGATCCAAGCACGCTGCGATGCCCACGGGTCAGGGCGCTCTACGAGGGGCGAGGCGATTTGCTCGGAGCCACGCCACACATCGATTGAGAGCTGGCCTGCGAGCGTCTGGATGTAGGACAGGGCGCGATAGACGCCGTCGAGTCCGACGATATCGCGAGACGCGACGATACTGTCGCGCGATGGGGGTAGGACGGCGGGGGACAGGCCATTATCGGCCTGCCCCCGCTTCATCCATCCGAAGAGGCTCCAACCCATAGCACTAGTATATCACATGCCTAGAACAGCTGGAGGCGTCCCGACCGGCGTCCCGCCTGATACCCGGCGATAGTCAGTGCGCGTAGGCTGTCGATCGCCACCGGGGAGCGGCGCGCGTTGAAAACGAGCGCGCCAGCCATGGCCGTCACCGTCGCCGACTCCAGGGCCGATCTGACCTGCTCGTCGCCGTCGTGGCGGATCGTACCAGCGCGAGATCGGTCCTGGAGCCACTGGCAGGCAGACGCGTACTCCCTGGTGGATAGGCGCACGACGGGTATGCCAGCGTCGTCCAGGTCATCGACGATGGTGCCGGTCGGTCCGACGGCGTCGGCATAGATGGATGTATATCCTGCCTCGTATGCGCGCATGACCGCGCCGGAGAGCCAGGCCGTGCCGGGCCGAGTCTCCACCACGCCCATGACTACGTCGTCGCCGTCCCTGTAGGCCCCGCAGATCGTGGCCGCCGATCCGTCTATGGCGGCGTCGATCCCGAGGATCACCCGGGACGGCGCTGGCCACGCCACACTATCCGGAGCTGCGAGAGAGTCCCAGACGGCGAGATCGATCGCCGACTCAGCCCCGGATAGATCCTCTAGATTGAGGTAAGAGCGTTTCCACGTCGCGATCGGCTCATCCCGCCCGAGGGTCAGGATTTTGTCGTAGGACTGGGTATGCCCGATAGCCGGGTGGAAAGCCAGGGTATCCCTACCGTAGGGGTCCTGGGCTGCCAGCTCCGGATCGGCTGACCACTCGAAATAGGCGGTGCGGCTGTGCGGATCGCCGACGGCGGCACGGCCCTGAGCGATAAGACGATTCAGGTATGCAGACTTGGCAGTGCCCTTGGTAGAGACAATCCAGAGCTGGCTGTCAAGCACGGTAGCGAACGTGGGATTCACCGCCGCGATAAGGGCGTCGCCTGACTCCTCGTCGAACGCCCAGGCCTCATCGATCATGACGAGATTCAACGAATCGCCATGAATGCTCTTGGGTGTGGGCGCGAACGGCATGAGCTGGGATCCAGTGCGCCGGTAGGTCAAGCGCTCGCTCCCCTTGGACCGGTAGGCCTCAAATTGCGTCGGATGATTGTCAACGTCAAGCGCTTTACAGATTTGATCCCAGCGCTTTCGTGCGTCTTTTCCGGTTTGTGCAGTCATCTGCACAATATGGTCGCGGTAGGCCAGGATGCGGTCGGCTGCGACGGCGCGCATGAGAGCGGTTTTACCCGACTGGCGGGGCACGGAGACGATCACGGTCGTGTACTGCCATTCCCCCGGCGTCTCCAGGCTCAGCTCTGTCGCCACGTCGGCGACCTGACGCTGCCACGGCATGAGGGGCGTCCCCATGACCTCGGCTGCGACGTGAGCGACGCGATTGCCGAACGTCGGGCGCGACGGGTCCCGGCGGGTCGCGTATTTAGCTACGGCGGTCACTCAGGGCCTCCTCAGTCAGGGCATGCAGCGTGGCGTCGAGCGCGTCATAGTAGGGGTCCTGGCCAGTCAGCGGTTCAGGCAGCTCATCGAGGGTTTCGACCAGAGTTTTCATGATCGTCGTTGTGGCCACAGAAACCTTGGGCGCGGTGAGGCCACGGTCCAACGCTGTGGCCGCGGATTCGAGGACTGCGGCCATCGCCAGGTATTTTCCGGTGAGTAGACCGGCCTCAGACAGCTCCTCAAGCGTCTTTTTCGTGCTGAGTTCGACTGGACCAGGCCCATCTGGTCCGATCTCGAATAATCCTTGATTTTTTCTCACGGTTCGTTCCTTTTCTCTCCCGTTTTACCTGATCCCGGGGGGAGAAGGCAGGTGGGGGCGGGGTTTCGGCGCCTGAGAGACCTTAAAAAATTCCCAAAATGCGGACAGGCCGTAATTTCCCAGATTTTAGCCTATTTCCCTTTCTGACGTTACATGTGTGGTGTGCGACCCTGAGATTGCTCAGATCGTCGCTTCCGCCACGGGATCGGGGCACGAGATGCTCCACAGTAGGACTGAGCGGGTCGGGGTACCGGAGGCTCATATCTACAGGCTGGCCGCAGATAGCACAGCGTGTACCCCACGTGGCTGCTGCCTGCCATAGCAGGCGGCGCACTTTGGCTCCATTCCATCCCATGCCTCTAGTGTACCAGCCTAGGGTGTCAAGCTGGTCTGGTACCGGATCAGGCGGTACTGGTACCATCTCTGAAAATCCTTCCTATAGGAGAACTGAGAACTGAGTATGTGCTATCAGTTGATCAGTTCTCAGAACTTTCAGTAGTAAATAATGTAGAACTGGTACCAGCGGTACCAGGGTAGACTTTTCGTTGGTATTGCAACCGAAAGTCTGGTACCAACTTTTGGTACCACCTGGTACCTGGTACCACTTTTTGGCACCACTTCCCTGCTTCGGCTTGTAGGAACTGATCGGAATTTCCGATCAGTTCATTCAGTTCTCACCCCTCTCTGGAGGCCTCTGGGCCGGGGTGGTACCAAAAGTGGTACCGCCTGGTACCGGCCTAGAGGGGGTGAGTGTAAAGCCAGTGAGCATGCGGGCAAAAGGGGTGGCATTTTCGCGTGCCCCCCTCGGCTAGGGTGCCCTGGTACTATCTTGAATCAGAGCGTCGCCCCTTCCTCTTGACAGCGCGTTCGGGCTGTGCGTATACTGTGTGCATCACGGAGTTCCTTTCGGTGATTGGCAATGGTACAGAGACCCCCGGCTTGCGAGAGTCGGGGGTCTTCTGTATACTGTACTAACCACTGCTTTTTAGATAGGAGCTTCTATCATGATCATCTCTTGGTCCCCCTCGATCCGCGTCGCGAAGATGCAGGCACGTGACATCCCTCTCGACGCCTTCCTGGCTGCCTTCG